TCCATCGTCGCCGATCAAGCCGTCAGGCGAGGCCCCGGACATGGCGATCGTCGGATGGTCGATGAAGCCGCATTCCTTGACCTCGTTGAGCGTGTGCTGGCGATAGGCGTCTCGAGCCTCGGCCTCGGTGTCCGTCCCCCATTGCATCGCCCCGTTGGTGAACGTCTCGGCGGGAACGCCGGTCAGGCGCTCGGCAACGAGCTGCGCCGCATAATTCTTGCGCGATGCCGATGGGCCGCTCTTGGTGGTCGCGATGATGTCCGCAATCTTGGACGCCGTGGCCTTGCCGAGCCGCGCCGCGAACCATTCTGCTGTTCGTTGATCACAGCCGGTCATTTCACTGGCTCCGGTTGAGACACCAGGGATTGAAGGCGCTCAATCACCTTCGCCGCTTTGGGTTCGGTAAGTTCGGGCAGGGCGGAAATCCGGTGCGCCTCGCAAATCCCCTGCACGGTTTTCCCGACTGCCGGGGCCATCGTGAGGATCGTGGCGCATTGCTCGTCAGTAGCCATCTTGACCGGATCGGCGCGGGGCACTGCCACTTCATGCGTTGAGCCGTCCGCATCATTGTCGCCTTCGGTCGGAATGGCGAACGTCATAAAGGCGGCGTATTTGTAAGCCGCGCTCATGGCCTTGTTGGTGGCCTTGTCGCCGCTGTCCATCGCTTCGCCGAAGGTGGCGGCGGTGTGTGTCGTCCCGTCGATAGCCGACACGAAATCGAACTCGGCATGGACGGTGACGTAGAAAAGCGCGCCGCCGCTCTTACTTTGCCGCTCGATGCACTCGCGCTCGTTTACGCGGGGAACGACCACAAGCTTATGCTTGGCGAGCAAGGGCGATAGCGCCGCGTAAACATCATCAATGCCGCGGAAATTGTAGCCGCTGCCCTGCGTGTTGCGCCGGTTCTTGGCGATGCCGACCGTGGCAAGCTCACCCTGAACCTCCGCGATCGCCTGATAGACGTGTGGCGACGCCTCAACCTTGGATTGAGCGTTCATATTTCCTCCTCGCAATCGCAATAAAATGGCCCCGCATCGCCGCAGCTCGGGCATGGGGGAGAGCCCCGCAGCCGTCGCGGCCGCTCGGTAACTCGCTCGGGCATGACGATGCGCTTCTGAAGCCCGAGCCGTAGCGCCGATCCAAACGGGCGGTGAGGCCCGCTGCCGATGTCGTGAGCGAGCGTCACGCCGCCCTCCGTCGCTGCAATTCCAGGGTAAAGCGCAAATCGCGCTCGACAGCCTTGGCGATGTCGGCATGGAGAACGTGAAGCGGCGTCATCCCGCATTGGGGACAGCGCGCAAAAGCCGGTTCATCGCCGCAGGATTCGCACCGGGGCCAGCCAGTTTCCGGGTTGATCATGGTGTTTGTTCCGATGGGGGTTGGGCGGGCTTCGGGACTGGCATCCACCACTTAGGCTCGTGCCAATATTCGCCGTCGTATTCAGAGCCGTAACCGCCGCAGAAGCTGCCGCGCACATACCGGGCGATAGTGACACCATCGAAGGGCCGATCTGTCGGAAAAGTCTCGGCGTCGTAAGACACCGTGCCGCCACAAATCAGAACGTCAGCGCCGCTTTTCGCCGCATCGTTGATCGCCCACCAATGCGGAACGAAGGAAGCGCACGCCATCTCGCGATTACAGACGGGGCAAGGTGCTCCAGCGCCGCATTCACAGCCGTGCACAAGCGTGTTGTTCCACGCCGCGTCTTGGTGGTTTTCACAAACCCATTGCTCGCCGCCGCAGTTTCGACAGCCGGTTTCCGAAGGATGCGCCCCGCTCATTTCAAAGCAAACCGCAAATTCAGCACCACCGCCCCGCCCTGAACCACGACACTGGCCTGGGCGAACCTCAACGCCACTCTCGGATCACGATGGTTGATGTAACTGAACAGCGCATAGTGAAGCGCGGTCCCGGCGACCTTTACGGCAATGACCTTCCCGGTTTTGGGATTCTCACCGAACAACGGGTTGGCCTCGGCGCAATAGCCGCTGTCGAGGCAGCGCACGGTCTGGATCGTATCGACCGCGGCGAGAACGACATAGGCCCGCTCCCAATGCTCGGCGGTGCGTTGATCGGCGAGGAACTTGGCTGCGTTTCCATCGGTCGATTGGGCCTGTGCCGGCGCGGCCATGACGGTCGCGAGCACGGCGGCGATGAGGATCAGCGTGGCGCGGTTGATGCGTCCTAGCGTTGCGGCTGTGAGCAGGACGCCGGCGATGATTGGGGCGCGGTTCATGACGGCTCACCGGCGGTTTGTGCGAACCAAGAACGGTAGCGATGCTGCAAGATCGACATTAGCCGCTGGCAGATAAACTCCGGCAGAGGGGCTCCGCTCGGATCGGGCAAAAGCGGCGCGACCTCTTCAGAAAATTGAAGGCTGCTCCCATCGTGCCAGCACGGGGCAAGCAACAGCCAGCATAGCTCTTGCGAGGGCTTGTCAGCCTTCTGATATTCCGCGGGCGCTTTGGAGTGGCCCTCAATCCCACCGAACCAACGGCGGCCGTCAAATGACGTAGCCGATGACGGCTCGGCCCAAATATTGATAGCCCCAGCGTCGCCGACGAGAATCCAATCGTGGCGCTCGCCATTGTAGGAAGCGACTTGGAAGCGGTATTCAAACCGCAGCCCTTCGGGGAGATCGCGCGGCGTCACAGCCCCGCCTCCAGCAAACCGAGCGCCATGCCGCCAAGGAACGCCAGCGCGGCCAGCATACCTATGATCAGCCAGCGGACCTCGCGCTTGCTTGGCGGGTTGAGCGCCGCGTCGGCACATTCAGCCTCAAGAATAATCTCAGGCGGGGCAGAGTGGATTAGGCGGGTCATGCCGACTGTTCCTCACGCACGAGGTCATCAGTCAGGTAAGCGTCGATCGCGCCCCAATTGGACCCGGTGACGGGGGTTTCGGGGCAAAGGGCTTCGAGGCGTTTGACGAGGGCGCCGAAGGTCCACAGAACGGCACGGTTATCCCCACGCAACTCGCCTCGCCCAATTGCCGCCGCTGCAATCTCGTCGGGGTATTTGACATTTTGGTAGGGCTTTGTGGCGTCCTCCCAGCCCGTCATATCCACTAGCGGCCTAGCGGCTCGCCCCGTTTCTCTCAGAAACTGGCAAATCGCGCAGTTGTCGCTCCGGGTATAATCATACGCCTCATCCGCAGGCTTCGTCCGCGCCCAAGCCAGAACATCCGCAACGGTGAAATCGCTACCCATCGTTCCATTCCCTTCGCCGTGATTGGCTGAACTCATCCTCGCCGTGGACGCAGGGGGACACGTCCACGGTCTGGGGAGGTCAGGCTGTTTCGAAATAGAGCTTGCGGGCGAGTTCAAACGTGCGCTTGTCGCCCAGCTTCTCGGGAACTTGTATCCTGAGCCAATTGCTCTTGTCGCTTTCCCGAACGTAGCGGCTCAGGATGTTGTGGTCGCCAAGGCGGCGGCGGACGCGGAGGGCGTCGGCCTTCCGGTCAAAGCGCATCTCGGTTTCGTTGGTCTGCATTGCTCATCCTTTCGTTCGGATGAGCTGTTTCTTACACATGGCGTAAGTTAATTCAAGACCTTTTTTTACACCCGACGCAACTTTTTACGCACGGCGCACGCAATTCGGCTGTGCTGAGTCGGCTGAACGACACTGAGTTTAGATTAGGCGCGGTCGGCGAACATGGCCCTTAGGACCGTTTGGGCGCGCTCAACATCGGCGGCGGTCAGGGCGCGGTCAAAGCTGATGATCGTGGCCGCGGGCTGGTCGGGATTATGCTCAACCAGGTGCGCGACCGTTACATCAAGCGCCTCGGCAATCGCCTCGATCAGATCCTGAGAGTAGGGCTGTTTGCCGCGCTCAATCCGGCTCAGGCTGGCGCCGGTGATCTTCACCCCGAGAACCTCGAGCCGCCCCACCATCTCGTCAAGCGTGTAGCCGCCGGCCCGCCGATCCATGCCGCCCGCCTCACGCCATGCACGTATATAAGTGGCCTTGCGCTCCATGTAGGCCCTTATGCCCGACCCCGA